ACCTTATATTATATAATATGGAAATAGTTGATGTAAGACTTTCGGTATGCAAGCAATGTTCTCTTTATAAGGAATCTGCATTTGGTCCAGTTTGTGATTCTAATAAATATATGAATAATAAGTCAGAAATATCATATATACCAAAAGATGGATTTAAGCGAGGTTGCGGATGTTTAATACGCCAAAAAAGCGCAAATCCAAGTAATCATTGTGCTTTTGGAAAATGGTAAATCTGATTAATATTATACAGGGTTGGTTTTATCGTCTAACTCATAAAAATACAGAATTAGTTAAGAAAAGATTAAAGATATGTAATACTTGTGAGCATAAAGTTCAATTAACAAAAAACGTATCGTTTTGTAATATGTGTTGATGCGAATTAAAAGCTAAAGCAAGTGTTGAAGATGAAAAATGTTTAATGAATAAGTGAAATGAATAATGTAGCAGCAAACATACTCAAAAGAAGTATGGAAAATATTAAAACAGAAGATGTGGACATCATTCCTTGTAATAGGAATATATTGGTAGAATTTTATCCGGAGAATCCTTACAGGACTATAGAGACTACCGATACAGGGCTTATACTTGGAGTTGAAAGTACAAAGAAATATAAATCTAATGAAACTGGAGAAATGGAAGATTCTCAAGAATACATTGATATTGCTAAAGTTATTGCCGTTGGTCCTAATTGCACTAATTGTGTACCAGGCGAAGATGTATGCTTGATAAGACATATTGCAGTTCCAGTTCCATTTAGAAAAAAGAATTGATATATGATTGACGAAGCAAATGTGCTTTGTAGATTCGTTAAAAAGTAATGTAATATGGATGAATTAAAAACATTTTATGTGCCTGGAGATATAGTGACACTTAGGCATGATGCAATTGAAAATAAGCCTACTATGTATGTAGTTGAAAAGGTAACGAAATCTTTTGTTAATAAGGATTCAGATGAAAAAGAGAGTATATTTATCGGTATTAAAACAAGGTGATTTGATAAGAATCAAGTAATGCACGAAGCAATATTCTCTACTAAGGATTTAATTCACGTTTAATAATATGGATGAGCAATTAATTCAAGCGGCGGCTCAGTCGTTTTGTAAAGTTCCTGAGGTTTATCAGCAAATTTTTAAACAAGCAGGACAAGATTTTCCAGACGAATTAGTACAACAAATTAAACAGCAACCAGAACAAGCTATGCAAATGCTTGAACAGAATCAAGACTTGCTTAAAAATGTAGTTACAATTTATTCTCAATATCAAGACCAAATAACTCAAGCAATGCAACAGAATAGTATGTTTAAAGAAGGCGGTAAATTTGATTACCTTATTAAGAAGATGCAGAGCGGCGGTCCTTTTTATAAGGTAAAACCAGCTGGGATGTTTGATTGGCTTACAAAATGGTTTACTTCAGGAACTCCTGTAAGTGACTATAAAGGAGCCACAAATAGATCCATTAAAGGATATGTTGAGCCTAATGGTAAACAAACATATATAATGGATGAGATATACGGCGGCGTATCTCCAACATCTACGATTACTATTACTCCTGGAGATACAACAGTTCGGCAAACATATTCTGGAAGAGGTGGAGATTATGACAAGACTTATAAGAGAGGTTCCGATGAATATAATTCCGTTATGGATAGATTTAGAAAAACCGGAATACTTAATTATACACACGCTAATTTCCCGCAAACAGTTAAGAAAAAATAATGAATTTCTTTGTATATGATAATGCAGAGAATAGATTAAGTATAGATGAGTATAGTATCCTTCTTGTAAAAGAGTTTAAGGATTTGTGAGATATAACTAGAAATAAGTGTAAAGAAGATAAGACGGGCAAACTAAGATTAAAAGCCTATAAAGAGATTACATATATATATTTGGTTTTGGATTATAAATCCCCGTATTTTCAGTATCTAGAAAAAGATAAGCATGAAGCTGCTTTAGATGATTCTGGATTGAAAGAAGAGGATTTAAAAGACGAAAAATTTCTAGCAGCATATCATAAATATCAAGAAATACAGGAATCGGATCCTATACTCTCTCTTATAAAGACTGCATTTAAAACATTGCATAAGATGCAAGTGTTTTTGGATAGCATTGATTTTAATTTAGATCTTGATGCTGACGGTAGACCACTTTATAAACCTAAAGACGTTATTAATGATATTAAATCAATTTCTGATTGCAGAAAGCAATTACAAGAACTTGAAATAATGCATAAAAAGGATTTAGCAGAAAGCGGAGAAAAGGTTAGAGGAGATGCAGAAGTTGGATTATTTGACGATTAGTTATGCCTAGAAAATTACCAAGAATGCAAACTCCTATTCAAAAAGCTAAAGAGCAAGAAAAGAAAATGACGTTTAGCGAAAGATATGAAGAAGATCTTAAACGTCAGCTTTTTGAAGAATCTGAAAATAATACTGAAGAAGAAGTTAATAATATATTAGACTCTTCTACTACTATACATAAACCTCATCCTAATCAGGAATGAGATGTACCTATTACAGAAAAAATAGAATATTTTGATCCTGAATTATCTTATGAATTAACTGGATATAGACCTATAACTATGGATAAAGGACTTGATTTTAAACCAAGTTTATTCACTGTAGCTGCTGATACATATACAAAAACTGGACATTACACACAATTCCCTTATGGTTCTAAGAAGTATAGAGACTTTTGAATGGAAGAATTTGACAGGTGTATTAATGGTTATACGGTTGGAAAGTATCACATAACTGGAGATAATTATTTCTATCTTAATTATTATAGAATGGATATTATTGTTGAAGGGAATGAAGGAGGAGAAGGTCGAGCAGAGTCATTTCCTAAATTTCTTTCTAAACAATACGAATGATTCCATTATGTAGAAATGGCTTCAAAATTGCATCTAGATGCTTGTGCACTAAAAGCGAGAGGGGTAGGTTGGTCAGAAATGACTGCATCGATGTCTGTGTGCCCTTATACAGTTAGGCGTAAATATAAAGTTCTACTAACGTGTATAGATGACGCTAAATTAACTCCTTTAAAAAATAAATGTTGATTTAATCTTGACTGATTAAATACTCATACCGATAGAGGGATGCGACACGTAAGGCTTGCTGTTAATAATGTAGATACAAAAAGAGCTACAAAGAAATCGGCCGATGGAACAGAATATGGTTGAGGATCTGAAATAGATTCAATTATTGCCAACACATCAGATAAAATAAGAGGCGACAGACGAGATAGACTTGTATATGAAGAAGCGGGGTCTAATAACATATTGACAGAATCATGAATTAAAGGTAAAGCACTTGTAGAGCTCGGAGGTCAACACTTTGGATTAAGAGTTGCTTTAGGTTGTGTTTGCGCTGGAACTAAAGTATGAACAAAATCTGGTAAACAAGTTAATATTGAAGATCTTAAAAAAGAAGACGGAATTTTAGGATTCCACGAAGGTAAGTTTTTACAAGAAGATATCGAATCGTTCCAAGAGCCGAAAGAGAAAGAGTGTGTAAGAATAATTACAGATAAGGGAATTTTAGAATGTAGTGCAGATCATCCGATATTTACAAGAATTAGGCATTCATCTAGAATTGAAAAAGGAACAAATAAACGTGCTAGATGATTTAATTACGAATGGGTTCGAGCGGATGAAGTTAATATGAAAGCAAAATATAATGTTATCGGAATCTGTAATGAGATTGATATATGGGGAGATAAAAAATTATTTGACCCATATTTAGTAGGACTCCTTATAGGAGATGGTACGTATGGCCATGATAAAACTCCCCGTATATCAAATTGTGATCCAGAAGTATTAAATTATGTTGAATCTAACTACGAAACCTCTTTGGATAGGCCATCAAGACTAACTGTTGATGGGAAATTATATAAAGAGCTTAGAATTAAAAAGCTTTGTCCTAAATTAAAAGAAATTGGAATTTATGGCCAAGTCAAAACAAATAAACGTCTTCCAACATATTATAACGAACTAACAAAAGAAGATACCGTTCAGATGTTAGCAGGTTTATTTGACACAGATGGAACAGTTCCAAAAACTAAAGTAAATAATTATAGGATTTCCATTACACAATCTTCAAAAGAAATACTTGGACAAATTGATTTTCTATTAAAAAAGCTTGGCATTTACGGTAAAATTTATAAAATAGAACCGCGAATAGCTCCTAATAGAAAAGATAAAAATCCATGTTATAAGCTTGAAATTTCTGATGCGGTAAGTATAGTTAAATTTGCAGAACAAATTCCGATCAGAATAAAATATAAACAAGAGGTTCTTCAACAAGCAAAAGAATATAGCATGAAATCAGATTCTTATAAGCATTATTATACTTATATTGGAATTAGGGAAGCTCATGTAATAGATGTTGAGCATATAGGAAATCGTCCTGTATATAATTTAACAGCTGCAGGGGCTCATACATATTTAGCTAATAATTTTATTACGCATAATACTGGGGGCGACGATATGGCTTTAGGAGGACTTAGGACAATGTTTCTTAATCCTAAAGCATATGATATATTACCTTATAAGAATTATGATTCAGATGATGGAAGGCCAGAAATAACTGCATTCTTTTTACCTGCTCATAAATTTGCTTTAACTTCAGAATATTTAGATAGTAGAGGCGTTACAAATTGACCTAAACTTAAAGAACATTTTGAAGCACAAAGAGCTAAACTACTTGATAAAGACTATTTAACAGAATGTGCTGAGCACTGCTTTACTCCAAGAGAAGCTCTTTCTAAACATGGAGATAACGTATTTGATGCTGCCGCAATTGCAGAAAGAATGGTTCAAATTAAAGTCCAAGGACAGGGCGAGAAACCTAGAAAAATGGCGCTTTTATGAGATCCGTCTTATGGTGATGGGCATGAAAGAGTTATCGCTAAAGATAGCCCTTCATCTCATTTATTAGTAGTTGAAACCCCTCAACTAGATGAAACTGGAAAAGTAGTTAAAAATCTGTATGTTGCTGGTATAGATGCAATTGATATGGGAAGAAAAGATTCTGCAACTGATAGTGACGTGTCTGATTTTTGTGTCGTTATCAAAAAGAGAGTTTATGGTATGCAAGATTCTAAATATGTTGCCATGTATAAATATAGACCTAACGATATTAGAGAGGCTTATGATCTAACTATGAAATTGCTTACATGATATAATTGTAAAGCAATGCTTGAGTACACAAAAATCTCTATTCAAACCTATTTTAAAGAAAAAGGAAAATCTAATCTATTTATGACTAGGCCAGCAATTGCTTTGTCTGGGGGAATGAAAAAGTCTAGAGGAGCAAAACAGTTAATAGGATTACCGGCTACAGAAGCTGTAATTAGACATGGTCTTGAACTCATTGCTAATTTTATAGCAGATTATTGACATACTATTGACTTTGAAGATATGCTAGATCAAATGTTGAATTATACTTATGAGAATAAACGTAAATTTGATATTATAGCAGCTATGGGACAATGTGAAATTGGCGATGAAGATATGGCTGGTGTAGCCCCTAAAACAAATACAACTAAAAACCAATGAAAAGATTTTGGTTGATATGTTGATGAAAGAGGATATAGAAGATTTGGAACTATTCCTACTAAATCATGGAAAGCAACTTAAAACAAGAAATACTAGATATAATCAAATCTGAAACAGGAAGAGAATATGTCGGTAAATTAAATATAGAAAAAGAAGATATGAATCCTCCTTTATGAGGATTGATGTTATATTTAGATTTGGAGTTATCTCCTATTGTACTAGCTTATCAAGGCTCTGAACAAGGATTTAAGGATTTTATTAAGGCAGAAATGAGATCTAGAAAAATGCAAGTTGTGAAGTTTTGGAAAGCAGTAAAAGAATACGATGATGAATAAACAATTAGAAATAGAAAAGATAAATTCATGTATTTCTGATCTTGTTTACGAGAAGACGCAATTAAAGAAAGCTTATAATTATTATCATTGTGTTAGGGATCCTGAGCAATTTAGGCATTTGGAAGAAAACTATGGTATAGGAACTCCTACATCAGTAGGATTTACTCCATTAATTAAAAAGCACATTGATGTGCTAGTTGGAGAATATCTAGAACTCGATCCAGATCTTCAGGTTACTTGTAAGGACGATAAAACAGTAACTAATATAATGAGAGATAAGCAGCTTAAAATACATTCTGAAGTTTATAAGTTTTTTACGGAAAAATTACAGAATGCGATTTTACAGATATTTCAAGAAGGTAAAGAAGTTCTTAATGATCCTTATTACGCGGCAGAGGTGGAAAGGATTAAAAAGGATATATCTAAGAGTTACGTGTCTGAATATGAAAAATCAGCGCAGAATATATTAAATTATATTAAATATTCTAGAGATTTGGATATAAAGAATAAAATGAGAGATTTGTTTACAGACCTTTTAATAGGAGGTCTTGCTTACTATAAAACATCTCCATCTGGAAGCAACTCAAATCTTGATTTGGAAATTCTTAATCCAGTTGATACCTTTGTTGAAAGAAATAATAATTCGTTTTATCTCAATCGTTCACCAAGAGCTGTAGCTCGTAAATGAATGACTAAAGATCAGATTCTAGCTAAATATGGTAAAGAACTTTCTTCTGAAGCTAAAGAAATTCTTAAAACCAAAACAAGTTACAACTCTCACCAAACTAATGATGTATATGTTCAAACATATACAAACTATGAGCCATTTACAGCAGGATCTCCAACTCCTGGGCTTATAGCAGGCTTGGAAGTATCTCCTATTATGTCTACTACGGCTGGATATTATAATACCAACTATAATATGATTTGTGTGTATGAATGTGAATGGTTGGTTTATGATGAAAAGAATGATAGGCTTACAAGGCATGAAGGAGTTAAAATTGGAGAGGAAATTTATATAGTAAGAGGAGAATCAAAGAATATCATAAGAAGCGCATCTAATCCAAAAGATTGCACTCTATCTATAAATGGAATGTTTTTCTCAGATAAGAATGGACAACCATTTAGTATTGTATTGAATACCATTAACTTACAAGATCAGTACGATATTACACTTTTCTATAGAGACAGCCTTATTGCTTCTTCAGGCACTCTTGGTGATTGGCTTGATGCTGCATCACTTCCAGAGTTCTTAGGGGAGGAAATGCCAGAAAGAGCCCAAAAATGAATGGCTTACAAGAAGCAAGGTATTGCCTGATACAACTCAGCTCAAGATGGAGCGCAAGTAATTAACACGGCATTTAATGGATACGATGATACAATTAAAGTTCAAACTATTCAAGCATTCCAAGCAGTACTTGATAGTATAGAAAATCAAGCATGTTCTATTACTGGTGTATTCCCAGAGAAATTAGGAGGAATACAACAAAGAGATGCGGTATCTAATGTTAAAGTAGGATTACGTCAATCCACTCTTCTTACAAAGCAATATTTTTCAGCTATGGACTTACTTTATAAGGAAGTAAATTATGATTTGTTAAATCTAGCTAAAATAGTATTTAAAAACGGTATTACAGGAACTATTATAAACGGAACTAAATTAAATCAAATATTTACTTCTTTACCTGAGTATTACACTATGACTGATTTTGATATACATATTCAAGATAGCACAGATTCTTTCCAAGACAAAGAAACTCTTAAATCATCCAGTGTTGAACTTATTAAGTCAGGACAGGCAGATCCTACTATGATATTCAATATTATGACAGCTAAGAATATTACTGAACTTCGTGATTATATCAATGAAGCAGTAGAGTCTAAAAAGAAAGAAAATGATGTTATCTCTCAACTTCAACAACAATTGCAGCAAGTTCAACAACAAGCACAAGAGCTTCAAAAACAAAACAATCAACTCCAAGAAGAGAACCAGAAGCTTAATAAAGAAGTTGAAAAGAATAGTCAAGATAAGTTAGCTATTGAACAAAGAAAAGTTAAAATCGAAGAACAAAAAGCTAATGATTCTAAAGAAAATAATGATAAGCTTGCAGAGATTAAGGAAAGAGCGCTTCAAATAGAAGCGTTGCAGACTATGGACACCAATCCTTATAATGATAAAATTAAAGACGTGTAATGGCAGCTAATATAAATAATAAGCCCGATTTAAGTTTTAGTTTTGTCGGAGGAAAGCTTGTGGTAACAGATATTGTTACAGAGTATGAAAATATAGATTTGTCTGAATATGTTTGTGTTGATTATATAATTCGCAACTCAAATCTATGCAATGCAATTATTAGAGAAGAAATTAAATCTGAAGATCAATTAAAGGAAACTGATTTCGTATTGGCAGAGGACGGAATTCATGAGTACTATAGAATATTGATCCCTAGAGTTAAAAAGTATGTTAAATCAAGAATAATAAAACCAAATAATATCTTCTATTATAAGAAATGTTTTTATTATGTTGAAAAAGAAACTCTAGATCCAGACGATTTTATAGAAATTGATTTAAAAGATTTATATTCAACCCTAGAATCGGGAATGTGAGAACAAGGAGATAATGATGCTTTATATGTTAAATATACTCTTGTTTCTTACGAACTTCTTAAAAAGCTTTTTATAGATTCTCAGGATAAATACACTGACTCTAAAACATTAGGCAGAAATGTTGATACAAGTCTTAGGTATAAAAGAAACGTTGTATTATCATCTATATTACTTGTACGAGAATATTTAAAACGAAATATGTACACAGAGGCAGATAATGTACTATTAAGTATTGAAAGTTCTGGATGTCTTGGAAATATAAAAGATAATACAAAATGTCCTTGTTGAGAATATAAAACTTATCTTACAATTCTTTATAAAGATACGATCGAAGATGATGACTTAGAATATAATTCTAGTTGAGTATTTGGAGATTCATTCCCTATTTATTTAACATAATATGGATATATCAAAGTATATAAATAAAAAATCGGGAGACTCTATTTCACACGAAGAATGAAATGGAGTCTTCTCCGATATTCAGGATGCTATTAACGCTAAAACAGAATCAACCGCCGTTACAGATGTTTTAATAGATGGGGAATCTACTGTAGAAGGCCATATAGCTAAAATAGATTTAGAATCAAAACTAAAACCTATTAAAGATTCAATCATATCCAGAAATGCCGTTGAATCAGAATTTTATGTAAATGATACACTTACAAAGCCTGTAAATGGAACCATCTCTTTAAGTTCTGGAGGAAGTTATAAACTTCGAGGAGATTTATATGGTTGTATTGAAATTGGTTTGGTTTCAGATACTCCAGATAATGATACTATAGTTATTCTAGACGGAGTAAATATTAAAACAGATAAACCTCACGGTATTTGTTATATGCCGACGGGAACAGGAGTAAAAGATCTTAGCATTATAGTTTCTAGAGATTCTATTAATGAAATACTGCTTACAAAGGATGCTGAAATCGCAGACGACCAAGAGGCGTGTATTATGTCTAATAATAATATGCGTATTGCCGGGTGTGGTTATTTGACTCTTGTAAATAGAGGAGGACATGGAATCAAGGCTTCTGAATTGCTATTATCGGGGCATAATCACGTATATATCGAAGCTTCACACGATGGTGTTCACGGAGGTTCTTTACTTGATATTGATGAAGGTGTATTCTTTATTAATAAAGCTAATGATGCTTTTGGAAGTGGACCTACAGGTACTATTAATGTATTTGGAGGAAAATTCTATGCATATAATATTAAGCAGAACGTATTTGATTCCAAAACAGCAGGATATTATTTAAATGACTTAGATATAAGTACAGATGTAGACAATGCTTTACTATTTAGCGGAATGTCTAAATATTCTAACTCAGTAGAAGGCACAGCTGTAGTTACATACGAACTTGAAGATGGTACAGGAGATGTATATAATGGATGTGTACTATCAGATAATACATATACAATTAGTAATCCTACAGAATCATTTACAACAGATAACCCGCTTGATAAAGTAATTCTTACTTTGACTGGTAATTTTGTTGATAAATCGTTTGTGTTTAATACTGATGTTAAGAAGGTAGATGTAGTATTAAATGGAGTTTCAATTACAAACGCAGAATTAACATGCATTAAATACCAAGCAGAGAAAAGTAGACTTAAACTTAAAGCTACAAAAGATACTATTAATATTCTTACTAGTAATGGTGTTGAAGCAGTTGTAATGAGTTCTAATAATGCTCAAATTGAAATTAAGTCTAATTCACATCTTATTATTAATACAAAAGCATCTAAAGGTTTAACTTGTTCAGAATTCTTTATTACGGATTCTAGTGGTTCTATAATATTTAATACAACTGATGCTGGAGTAGAAGGTTCAGAGCTTTATATTGGCGGGGATCCAGAATCTAAAGATGTTGATAATACTTATTTTTCTGGTTCAATAATCGCTTCTAAACTTAAAGCTAGAATGTCTAGTAAAAAGAAGAAGGGTACATTCCAGATATTTGATAAATATTGCACTGGTTCTGTTTATGTAAACTCTATTGACGCTCCAAGTACAATAGATCTAGAAAAGAGTGATCATATATTTTATAAGCTTGAGGAAGATTCTGATAATCCAGAAGAACTTACTCATAGCGTTGTTCATAATATTCCAAAAGTTGAAGAAACTTTTGAGTATATTCCATATAGAAAAATTCCTGTAATATCCAAGTAGTATTAGGAAATTTTATAAAATTGTTGTATATTTGCACAAAAGTGTAGATATGCAACAATTTTTATTTTATAGTTATGATAAATGTTTTAGAAAATAAAGATTGTTCTTTAACCTTTATAGTTGAAGACCAATTTACCAATAGGGTTAGGATCGAATTTATTGTAAAGAACAATACTGTTGTTGATAATTTGGTCTCAGAACCTATTGACAAATCAATAAGAGAGCCTTATATATATCATGATGCTCCTGATGGTATGTTTACATATTATGTAATGTGGATTTATAATACCAAGCCAGATAAGGGAATATATTTGAATAACGGGAAGTTAATATATGTCTCAGAGTCTGGAGAAGAAGAACTTACTGATATAATTAAGGCGTTTAATATAAATAAAGAGTTGGACGAGAATTCCGTTGATTCTATTAAATATTTTAATCTTTGCCATTTTAAAAATTGCTATATTAATGGACTATATAATTCATTAAATGAATTTTTAAAAAATGGATGTGGGATTTCATGTCATACAGACAAAGATATTGAGAATAGAAACAATTTACTAATACTCTCTTTATATGTGCTGAATCATTTAATCTGTAATGAAGAATATGATGAAGCTCAAAGAATTTTAGATATTATTACATCTTGTGATGGATTTTTATGTCCTCAAGAGTATTATGGAAACTTAACTTTAGGAGGATGTAATTGTGGAAAATAATCAAATATATAATTTATATAATAAGGAGCTTTCTGATTTAATGATTGGTCATAATCTTAATAACGAAAGAATTCAATATATAATTGATTTAGTTGCTGAAGATTTATGTAAACATCCAGATATTACTGAATTATGGCAACTTTAGAAATATTTAATAACACTCCAGAAATACCTAAGGAAGACCCTAAAGTTAATATTCCTTATGATTTCTTTAATATTAAACCAGAGGAAAAACAAGAAGAGTGTATTCCAGAAGAAATAAATAATTTTATATTAAATATAAAAGAAAAGCCAGAAGAACCTACATCATTTCAATTTGTTAATTCAGCTCCATATTTTGGTAAAACTTTTGAATACCTTGGCTATTGAGAAGAAAATAGAATATATTATAATGATGTACATAGACTTACTTTTATAAGTTATAATAATTGTTTATTAGCTTGTAATAAAACTCATGTTTCGTCTAAAGAATCAATTCCAGTAATACAATATGATGATACACATAAACCAGTTGCTGTAGAAAATATATTTTGAAGTTTGGTTTTAACTGGAGTAAATAACAGTGAGTCTGTAGATGATATAACCAGAGAAATCCTTGATTTGCAAGCTTCTATTAGAAAGAATGCTTTAAATATTTCTGAGAACGAAAAAACAATTAGTGTTGTAGGTAAAAGTCTTGGAAGATCTCAAGAAGATATAAAAGATTTACAAGATACTACAAAAACTAATTCTGATGATATAAAAACAATTAAAGAAAAACTTGATGGTAATATTTCATATCCATGAATTGGAACAGAAGACGAGTATGCTGCAATTACAGAAATAGATCCAAACAAGTTTTATTATTTATACGAAGAAGAATAATGATAAAGAAAGATGATAAAAGCATAAATGCTATTTATTATGGGAAAATTCCTATAGTAGCTATATACCACGGAGCTAAACTAGTATGACAAATAATTAGTTCTTGTTTTGGTAATGGATACTGAATAAATACAAAAGCTTGGTCAAATACTGATGGTTGAAAAAATTAATGGCTAAGAAAACGTATAATACACCAATTTCATATACTAATAATATAGATTGGGAAGGCGATAACACCACAGGAAATCTTCCTTTATCTGGTGCTGTTGTACAAAAATGAATTAAAGATAATTTTAATCATAAGGCTGGTTATTTTTATCATGATTTAAGTTCAGGTATTTGTTATGTATTTGCAAATAAATCCGATTACGATACTTGGCTTACAGATAAAGACAAATATGATAGTTTGGTTATAGGGCAATTTACTGCTCCTACAGAATTTAGTATGGAGGTAATAGTTTCGGAACCAATAAAATCAGCTGCTTATGGTTCAACTGGAAATACAATTGATTTTACATGACAAGTAAAGAAGAATGATGGATCTATTCTTATAGAAGATGCTAGTTGTGTTCTTACTTTTACCAATGGAGCATCCACAAAATCAATTACGTTTCCTTTAGCTTCAACAAATACTACAGTTTCATATAATGTAGATGATTATTTGTTGTCGGGTATGAATACTATAAATGTATCCGTAACAGGTCAAACACATAAAGTTGGAGATTCAAAAACAATTCAGTTTGATTATGTAAATTTTAGTATTACAGATACTTATGACATATCTAAAGTTTACGATATTCTTGATTCAAAATCTTGCAATATGACCGTAAACTACACTCTTATAGGGCAAGGTATGTCTTATATGGAATGGTGGTGAGATGGAATAAAGTTGGAGCATATAGACAATGATGATAAGCGTATATCTAGTGGATCTACAGTTACTTCAAGAACATTTAATCTATCTACTTTACGCGGTGCTGATACAGAGTTGTCATTAATATCTGGGGTTCACACACTACAGTTTAGAGGATATGTAATAAGTAATGGACAAAACTTTTATTCAGATACTTTTTATAGAGAAGTAATATTGAATAATTCTGATGCTTTACTTGAGTCTGAAGTATTTACGGTAAAGACAACTATTCCAAAAGAATCTTTTAAAGATCCGAAACAGGAGCTTAGATTATATGGAATGGAACAATATGTGCCATATAAATTATCTATTGCTACATATTATCCCGGAACATCAGCCTATATTGAAACTGAGGTTTCTATAGACAATATGGAAACTAATTATAATATAAATCTTAGTAAAAGTTCTGAATTTAATCTAGAAATAATCCCATCGATTAGTGGTGATTCTAATATAAATATCAAAAGTGGTCCAGTCTCTAGAAAAATTCCAGTAACTATTCAAAAGAATAGGCTTGGTCTTTCTGAAAATACCAACTTACTTGAATTAAACTTTAGCTCTGATGGAAGAACAAATTCTTCTACTAACAAAGATGAATGATCATTTGGTAATGCTAAAGCAGTATTTAAGGGGTTTGATTGAACGGATACATCAGGTTGAACATCTAAGGGTCTTGCAATTAGCGAAGGGGCATCATTGGAAATAACTAATTATTTACCTTTTGAAACAAATCCATACGAAAATGGAAAAACGCTTGAATTTGAATTTAGTACTAATAGAGTAATTAATAATGACGCTATTATTTGTAGTACTATGGATTCTAATGGTTCAGGCATACTAATAACTGCAACAGAGGCTAAACTTATAACAGAGAATAAGCAAGTTGTTAGTCGTCAATTTAAAAGTGGAGAAAGAGTTAGAATTAGTTTTGTTATAGAAAAATCAAGTATAGAAAATCCGTTAATTATTCTTTATATTGACGGAATTATATCCGGAGCTTGTCCTTGGGGTAGAAATGATTCTTTACTAAACGAAAAGAACATTTCATTTAAAGGAACTGATGATGCATCTATTACTCTAAAACAAATTAGAATATATGATAGAGATTTAAGCTCTGAAGAAATTTTAAATAATTTTACACTTTATAGAGATACATTTGCAGAGATGCAAACTGTATATAATAGAAATAATATATATGAAGACGGGTTAATATCTGTAAATAAACTTGCAGAAGTAATTCCAGTTATGATTGTTACTGGAGATATTCCACATGTTGATGATCAAGGTGCCGGAACAAAAGCAGATATTACTATTATGGATAAAGTTCAATATATTGACTATATTAATAATAGATCTTTTGTATTTTATAATGCAGGAATGTCTTGTCAGGGTACATCCTCTATGACATATCCTAGAAAGAATTATAGACTTTATACAGAAGAGAAGAAGCTTTCTAAGCCAACTTGACCTAATGGAACCACGTGAACATACAATTCAGAGCATACTGGCTTTTGGCGTATGGACTCATCTGATATAAACAATCAAAATAATTGATATGAACTTCCGTGATCTGGTAAAAAAGACGGGAAACACAAAATATTATATTCTTTTAAAGGAAAAGGTGATTATGAAAATGGGGAGCCAGTTGGAGTAAGTAGATGAACCATTAAAGCTGATTTCGCAGAATCTTCTAGTACACATAATACTGGAGTTGCAAGACTGTGAAATATGGTCATGTATAAAGCTCAAAAAGGTTCTGAATATCCGCTTAGAACACATGCGCAAGAATGTGCATTAAAAAATGGATATGAATACGATGTTAGAACTACTGTAGACGGATTTCCTATTGTAATGTTCTATCATTTAAAAGAATCTGATGATCTTATCTTTATGGGAAAATATAATTTCAATAATGATAAGAGCAATGAGGATGTATTTGGTTTTACTGATATTCCTGGTTTTGACGATGATTCTGTTCCTCTAAGAGCTGGAGAAGAACCAATTAAATGAAGTTATATTGAAAATACTGGAACTGATGCTGACCCTGTTTACGAGCTTAAAGAAAAAGTAGGCGATAAATATAAGAAAACGGTTCAATGTTGGGAGTTAACTGACTCTGCGAGCAAGGTAGCATTGTTTATGGATGTTCCTGAAGACGAATTGAGATCAATGACTATCGCTGATATGGGTTATGAAGCACGTTATCCTGACGATGCCGGAGAAACCGCCGAATATGCTCGTTGATGAGCTTTTGTATATCCGTTCTATAAATGAATGTGTGATATAAGAAACGAAGCTAATATAACTTACGATTCTGATGGAAGAATACAAAGCTGATATAATCCATCTCGTTTTAGTGAGGAGAAATATAAATATATGGATGTATATAAGATGGCAGCTTATTATATATATCTTATTCGATTTGGCGCTGTCGATCAGGTTCTAAAAAATGCAATGCTTACTACCGAAGATGGTAGACGTTGGTATTACATAAATTATGATAACGATACAATTTTAGGACTTGATAACCTTGGTAACCTAAGTTATGGCCCAACGATTACTAGAAATACGTATGTAGAAGGCGGTAACGATTACTGTTATGCAGGTAGAAATTCAACTTTATGAAACTGTCTTGAGAATGATAAGGATTTTATGGATAAGGTTATAGAAGTTGATAATATGCTACGTAATGCTGGGCTTACTTATGAAGGAATACTTAAAACTTTTGAAACAGACGGCTCAGATAAATGGTGTGAAACTATTTATAATAAAGACGCTGAATATAAATATATAGAATCATATAGAAAAGGTACTAACTATTTAGGTTCTATGCAAGGCTCTAGAAAAACTCATAGACGTTGGTGGGTTTCTGAACGATTTGATTATTATGATGGTAAATTCGATAATAATAATTGATATAGTGCAGGAACAGCATGCCTTGTTAACTGCCCTGGCGTAGTATCTGGCAAAAACTACATTAATATAACTGCTGGAAAGCACGCTTATTATGGAGTTTATGGCGATGGCCTTATATATGGTAGAGCGGAACTAGATGCTGATGAAATTTATTCATTTCCAGTTGAAGTTGATGCTCAAATTGGACGTAACTTCGTGTTACTTGGAGCACATAATATTCTTGAAATCAATACATCTATAATGTCTAAGTATTTGAAAAAGATACAATTACTTGGAGCATACGATTCTATACTTGGTTCTAAATTAAGAAGACTTATACTAGGATCTAAGGATGGAGATGAGAATTCTACTTTTGATAACACTTCTGATTTTAAGGGATTAAGTTCAGCTGAAAATCTAGAAGAAATAAATATTGAAAAATTTACAAAACTAACAACTCTTGACGGAATTGAGACTCTTAAATATTTAAGAAAGCTATATGCAAGTCAAAGTGGGCTTTCTGGAGTATCATTTGCTAAAGGGGCGCCTATTGAGTTGTTGGAATTACCAAATACAATACAGACACTTACTTTAAGTGAGCTGCCACTTCTAAAAACCGGGGGAATTGTATTTGACGATGGCGGATATAATACTGTAACAAATATAACAATAGAACATTGTGAAAATTTAAAGAACTCCTGGAGTTGAATTAATAGGTTTAAAAACCTTAAAACTATTAATCTTGAAGTTGAATGGTCTGGTCTTGAATGAAATGATTTAAAAACATTCTTAAATAATAAAACAGGTAAGTTAAAAGGAGTTATTAGTTTAGTTCAAGACAATCTCCCAAATAATATTATTTACGAGTTAATGGATGGTCCTTATTCTAAATGATTTGGAAAAGAATGTCTAAATAAAAATAATGAATTATACGTAAAACTACCTAAAGGTATTTATCTTCAGTTATCTAAAGATTCTATCATAGAAGGATTGGATACTGATGAAGGTAAATCCCAAATTACTTATTATACTGTAGGGTTTGATTCTGCGCCACAAGTAGATATATTTGTTGAAAATACTTATTCTGCTAAAGTTGATTTAAGCGATGATTTGGTTGTTACGGCTAAGGAACAATTTGATTCAAATACTATAGTAAATATTTTAGCAAATGCTTCTGGAGGAATTTATAGTACAAATATTTCAATTCTTATAAAGAATAAAATATATCCTAATTTAACGAATTCGTTTATAGAAGGTTTGACTTCTATTTATGCAGACAAAGATTCTACATACACTTTAAATATTGGGGATGATGTTAGAGGATTTCCATCTACATATCGTTGATATGTTAAGGACGAGGACGGAACTCAGTTTGTTACTATTAATAATGGTACAGAAAAAACCTGTACAATTCATTTAGGTGATACTGAAACAGAAAAGTTCCAATCAATATATAATATAACGCTATATTTAGATATTGATAATCCATATTCAGAAACCGATTATACTTATTCGAAACCTATAACTATTAGTCAAATGGAAGGTATGATTATTTCTGAAGGATCTAATCCAGAGTTGTGAGAGTCAATTAAAAATGGTTTGGTACCTGGTTGAGACGAAAGAATTGCTAATGGAACTGTTGCATTTACAAAGAAAGATGCATCTCAAGTAACCTCAATGGATTTTAGTAAACTTGGAAATATAGTTACATTTGATGAGTTTAAATACTTTACCGTAATATCATCTATGCAGAAAGTTTGTTTTACTGCTGGAGAAAAACTTAAATCGGTTACTTTACCAAGCTCTATTATATATGAAGCTACAAAACCTGGAATTCCGGATGAATGTTTTAAGAATTGTAGATCTCTTGAAGAAGTTAAATTGGATTTAACCAATATTCCAGAAAGCTTTACAATAGGTATAGATGCATTTAGTTTTAATATAAGTAAAAAGGATGATGAAGAAGAAACTCCTAAAAGTCAATTAAAATCATTAGATTTTGTCGAATTAATTACTTATATTAATCCAAGAGCGTTTTATAATTGTTCTGCTTTAACCGATTTTAATTTATCTGACAAATGTACAGGAATAGGAAGTAATGCGTTCTATAATTGCGAAAAATTAAAATCTATAAATATTACAGACAATATTAAATTTATAGGTACTTATGCATTTTATAACTGTAACCAATTAACTGAAATTCATATTCCAGATAATCCAGAATTTACTAGAATATATGAAGCTGCTTTTTGATTCTGTAGAAATTTAACAAACATCACTTTACCTGATAATGTTATAGAAATTGCTGATCATGCATTTTCTTCGTGCGGTATAGCTTCTATAGATTTAAATAAAGTACAAACTATTGGAGATAACGCTTTTTACGGGTGTAACCTAACAACAATAGAACTTCCAAAGACTTTAACCTCACTAGGTAAATGTGTATTTAATGGAAATTCAAGCTTAATATCTTTTACTGGAGAATCACAGTATATTCCAGAAGAATATAGGAATTCTAGCTCTACATATCTTATAACTGATGCAAAAACAGAGAATAATCAAGTTACTTATGTATTGTTAAGTGTAGCTCCAGGAATTAGCGAATTTACCATTCCTGATAACATTAGGGCTATTGGAGAAGAATGTTTCTTTGTAAATGGAAGCATAACATCTATTACGATTCCTACTAATGTTAAAGAAATACAAAGAGAAGCTTTCTATAGTTGCAACTCTTTACGTAGCGTTAAATTACATGATGGTATTACCGAATTAACAAATAGCGTATTTGGATGATGCGGTAATTTGGAAAAAATAACAATGAATGATGGAGATATAAATGACCTTTATGCAATTAAATCAATTAAGTGAGGTGCGTTTACAAACTGTTATTCATTAAAAAATATATATTTTAGAGATTTAAATAATATTGAAAACAATGTATTTGCTGGTTGTACAAAATTAGGAGAGTTTTATATGAATAATGCAACTCCACCTACTATTGATAACTCAAATACTGAAGTTTTCGGAGATGAATCTAAATCCCTTGGGCAAAGTTCTAACCTAATGGGTAAAGATTCAGATACAAAAATACTTTATATACCTTCAGAGGCAGAAAAGGCATATACAAGTAATGTTAGATGGGCAGATTTGATTTCATCAAGTAAGCCTTGGGGATTTACTCTTAGTGCAACGCTTTAATGTTTACTAAAAATAATATTGTTTACGCAGAAGCTGGGAACCTTTTAATAGGTAAAAATAAAAAAGGTTTCCAGTTATCTGGTAACAAAGAAGACTTTTATGAGCTTCCAGTTAATTATAAGGATATGCATTATGATGGCAAATTCCTAAGATATAATAACAACACTTTGATGGAAGTAATTAATAACTCTACAACTTATGAATCATTAAAAGCTAAGTTTATAAAACAAAGATATAGTAATGATGATCAAATTGCTATCTTATTAAATAAAGACTTAGATGATGAAAGTTTAGAGGAATATAATAAGATGCAAGAATGACGAGATTGGTCTGGAACACTTGCTAAAGCTATAATAGCAGTTATAAAAAATGAATAATGCATGTCTAGACACAATACACTCAAAAGATTTTTATAAAGGTAAATCATTAGATTTTGCAGGTGTTTGATTACCTGGAATGAGATATTTTAATGATGAATTTACCACAAACTTTGTAGTATATTCTGAAGATCAATCTAAAGGATCTGCTTTACTTGGATGTAAAAAAAATCATATATCCTCAGAAGATCCGTTAGATAAATTTGGGAATATAAAATCTAATAGTACAAATAATCAACCTCATCTTATATATAAAGATAATTCTATTATAGGAATTGAACCTAATGACTATTGAATCTTTATTTGTGGCTCAATTCAAGGTAAGGATGGAAAATCCTCATTATGAGTAACTACATATAGTAAGGCTTTATTATTAGCTACAGAAGATAATAAAGGTGCTTTAATATATGTTGATGATTCAAAAGAAGAATATATAGTTATAGGCGAAGGACAGCTAGAAAGAGTTGTTATTGGAAATGAGGTTGAAAAATTATGGGAATCTAAAGTAGATAAGATTGATGGTAAAGGTTTATCTACTGAAGATTATACTACTGAAGAAAAAGTTAAGTTAGCAACAGTTTCCTTAAATGCTCAAGAGAATGTAATTGAAGAAATTAAAGTCAATGGCAGTCCACTTCAGGTAGTAGGAAAATCTGTTAATATAAATATAGCTAGAGATAATTACGTTATAGAAAAATTAAATACTCCAGTAGGTAATTTCTATGCATCTTATGCTTTAAAGATGAATGGAAATGTTGCTGGATCTATTATAAATATACCTAAGGATACAACTATAGATACCGGGTCAATTAAAACAGTAACTAGTAATGGTAATCCGTATTCTGGAGCTGTGGTTGGAGATAAATATATAGATATTATCTTAAATGATATATCTAGAACTCATATTTATATTCCTGCCAATGCTTTAATGGATATTTATACTGGAGATAAATACATTAACGTAAATTATCAAGCAAAAGAAATTTCTCTTAAATATAATGACTTAAAAGCCCAGCTTGATAAAGATATTAATATAAAAGTAGATCAAGTTGAAACTTTAGGTAAAAGACTCCAATTTCTTGAGTCTGACGAATCTAAAGTAACATCTTTAAGTGATTCTACATATTCTATTGTAGGTAAGGTTAAGTTAGACCCTAAATATTTTGAGATAGAACCTGGATCTAATAGAATAACAATTAAAGCAGTACAATTTGAATCTGCTGGAGTTGCAGAAGAAGTTAGAGCGCAATTAACTGGTTCTAAAGACGATAAGCTCGAAGATGTTACCTCGTTAAATTCATTAAAGAATGCTATATTAGATTTAGCATCTAAACAAGGAATTACAAAAGATGAAATTGGGAATGGTCTTATATATAATGAAGAGGATCAAAAACTTGAACTTAATTTAAAAGATGGCTCCTCGTTACATATTAACGAAAAAGGAGAGTTAGAATTAATTTGAAAAGACTAATGGCACGATTAAGTTTTCATAGAGTCTCCAATGCAAGTATGCCAACTTCTGGCATGACAATGGGAGCAGTCTATTTTAATACAGATAAACATATAATCGAAGTTGCAACAAGTGCTACAACAACTGAACAGTACGGCCTTGTAAGAAATGCAACTTGAGCAAATAATATACTTACTATTTGAAAGGCTTCAGATACAGATGCTGCGCCTAGTATTAAACTTGATTTTAATGATGTACCAAGCGCATCAGATGTACAAACTATTCTAAGTTCTTTGAGAGATAGTATAAATGCTATTGATAAAAGTGTAACTACCATTACATCTCAAGTAGAAACTAACACTGGTAATATTAAGAAAAATGCAGACGCTATTCAAGAATTGCAGAATGTTACGGGAACTGGATCTAACGGACTTGGAACAAGAGTTACTAATCTTGAAAATACTGTAAACGACAAAGCAACAGGTCTTGCTGCTACTAAAGCAATTGCAGATAAAAATAAAAACGATATTTCTGATTTACAAAGCAAAAAAGCAGACAAAGCGACTACGTTAGCTGGTTACGGTATTACTGATGCTTATACAAAGACCCAAATTGATTCTAAGATGACTTCAGCATTGAAGTACAAAGGATCATATGATACATTTGCGAAACTAAAAGACGCTGTTACAAATCCTGAAAATGGTGATGTCTATAATATTAAAAATGCTGGAGGTATTGGAGTTTTTGGTACTGCTATTAAAGCTGGCGATAATGTAGCTTATAACGCAGAAGCAAAAGGATGGGATGTACTTGGTGGCACAACGGATTTGAGTGCATACGCAACAACCGATTCTGTAACTAGCCTTGTTAATGGAGTATCAACTCGTGTAAAAACAATTGAGGATAGTTATGTTAAAACCGTAAAAGGTGCTGTAACTGTAGCAAGTGGAAAGACGCAACAAATATCTGTTACTCCTACGACAGGCTCAAAAGGTGAGGTTACATTAACAGTTAATGAATCCACTCTTGATGCGACACTTGCTGGATTAAGGTCAGATGTTGATCAAGCAAAAACAGACGCTAAGGCCGGAGTTTTATCATTTGGGGGTAAGACTGGCACAATTGCTATTGATGGTAGTAATGCAAATGCAATGGGGGTTAAGTTTGCAATGGGAGGAACTGATGGAAGGACCCTCACAGCAACGGTTAATCCTTATAAAAATATAGGAAGTTTAGAAACCCCAGTATATATTGCGGAAGACGGAACTCCAACAAAAATATCTAAAGATACTACTGTAACACCAGGCTCAAGTATACTTGTAACATCTGGAGCGGTTGATACAAGAATTAAGACTGAAGTGTCAACGTTAAATACTACAATATCGGATCTAAGCTCACTTAACTGGGCTGAATGGCCTAAATAATCTAGTATAAAATAACATAATATGGCGCAATTATCTTTTAAACGATATGCCACTACATCTTCTCTCAATACTGCAAAGGCTAGTGGGTCTTTGCAGGAGGGAAATGTAGTATTTGATGCAGAATTAAAGATACTGTATATAGTGACCATAAAATCAGGAAATATCGAATTAGAGCCGTATTATGGTACTAATACAACTTATACTTTTTCTGGAGATGGTACTAATACACTTAAAATAAAACCATCTAATGCTAATGAGCAGTCTATTACCATTAATAATGTAGTACAAGCTGCTAATGCAACAAAAGCTACTAATGATTCTGATGGTAATAAGATTAGTTCTACTTATTTAAAACTTTCTGGTGGAACTTTAACTGGGGCATTAACTGTAAAAAGTTCAATTACTTCTGATAGTATAACTACAGAAGATTTAGTAGTTAATGGTGCTGCTAGATTTATCTCAGGGATAACTTCTAACACTATTATAACTGCACCAACATTTAAAGGCAATCTTGAGGGAACGGCAAATGTAGCTAAAGAGTGTTCTGGGAACGCTGCTTCAGCAAATAAACTAAACACTAATGCTGGTTCTGCAACTTTACCTGTATATTTTTCTAACGGAGTTCCAGTTGCAATAAATAAAACTGGAGTAGAAATCTCTATTACAGGAAATGCCGCTACAGCAACTAATGCAACTAATTCTACAAATAGTACATATTTAGGAAATTCATCTAAAGGATATACTTACGATTCTCTTACAACGATACTTGCCAAGAAATCTGATGTGGAACATAATCATGATGATTTATATCTTAAATTAACAGGAGGTACAATTAATGGTAATTTAACTATTGTTGGAACTTCTAATATAGATGATTTACAAACTGGAAGTTTATTAGTAAACGGACAAGCAAGGTTCTTAAATGAAATTGAAGGCACTAGTAAATATTCAACACATTTAGGAACAAGTTCTAATAATTATACATACGAATCATTAGCTGCTATACTAGCACAAAAAGCGGACAAAAGTTCAATTCCAGGTTCATCGCTTGTAACAGATAGGAGCAAATATGCAGATGCTATAAGACATCCTGATTATCATGATATGTCTCATAGATTAACATCTATGAACCAGTTGTTTAGTGACGGTGCCCTACATTACTTTTTAGCTACTAGCAGTTGTATTACAGCAAAACCAGCATATGATTCACAAATTATTCATACAGCTTGAGATAATAGTAATATCGGAGCTCAAATATCTGTACCACATGATGAAAATACATCAATACAATGGCGAACATATAATACCAGTTGGTCTAACTGAATAAGTATAATAGATCAAAATAACTGAAAGACATACATAGGTACCACATCTAACCCTGTTGCTAATGCGACTAACGCAGCTACAGCAACTATTTCTAATAGGGCGTATAATGCAGATAATGCAACTAAATTCAATAATAAAGATATTAGTTCATTTTATAGAAAAGGATGCTTTATTGATACTCAAATGGAAGGTGATTGCACGCAGTCTCTAGACGGAGGAAATTGCCTTTATGCATTTTACAAAAGGGGTGGCACATGTGATGCGTATGAATATGATGCCACTGTAGATTCTAACAATATTCCTGATTTTTCAGATATTGATTTGTCTAGTAAAAAAACTACAACAACAGTAGGTCAATTTCCTGACATTGCATTTGACGGTAGCGCTTCTCAAACTGCATCTAATTCTTATCAAGGAACTAAATATGCTGTATACGATTTAAATCTTCCGAAAGATGGATTTAGTTGAACTTCTAATATTTTTCTTTCATTTGGGGTTTGACGTCCAGAAATATTATTAATATATGTGTATTTTCCACAAATAAATAAGTATGTGCAACAGTACAAGGGAGTTTCTAATAATAATAAAAATGTTTATACATATATTAATCCAAAAGATTCTACAATAATAGATTGTCATTTTACTAAAATTAGGATTGTAGCTTCTAAGTGAAATAGAATATTCGCAATTGGAATAAATAATTATGGTGGAATTGGATTGAGATCTACATATATGTCTACCGTGTCTGACGATTCTATTTATAGGAATATAACCCCAGCAAATGCAAGTACATATAATTTAGGTTCAGATAATTATAAATGGAAAAATATATACGCTTCTAATTTCTATGGACTTTTTAATGGTAATGTAAATGGTACAGCTTCTAAAGCAACTTTAGCTGACAATGCTTCTAATTCAGATAAATTTGGCGGATTAGAAACAAGTGATTTTACTAGAAGTTTTTATAAAAAATGAACCGGAATAAAAACCGAGGGATGATATAGAATAGTTTCTACAAAACAAGACGTATCTTATTCAAATGGTTATATTAGATTTATTACACGTCAATCTTCTCCAAATCCAGTATATAACTCTATTACTGTAAGTTTAAATAGTAATGGTAACGGTTGAGACCAGAATGTAGTTACAGTAATACCAGGGGCGTGAACTAATTATCAATGCATAAAAAAAGTTGGATATGTACGCAAGTCTGGAGATATAGAATACATTGATTTATATTTAACTCCATCAACAAATGATACAGCAAATGTAGGCCTTACTGCATGATGAACAAATGGCAATTTTAATTTTAATGAAACAATAGACGTTGGAGCGAAAATTCCAGAAGGATATGAAAGAATAGAATACAATGTAGATTTTACAAGCAAGGCAATAAATATAAATATCTTAGGCAATGCAGCGACGGCAACAATATCCTCCAAATCAACCCTGTCTGATAGTGCGACCAAATCTGATTATCTTTCGGGCTTTTCAAAAAGAGGTACTAGTATTATTTGAGGGGTTTTAAGAGAATCAAATGGATATGCATATATTACAGACTTGCAAACAAAAAATCTTGGAGATATTGCATTCGCGGAAAAAAATGGACAACTGCACGTACAAATAGACGGTTTCTTTTATCAAAATGAAGGTGCATATAGAGTTATAGACCAAAATAATTGAAAAGACTATATTGGAACTTCTTCTAGTCCTGTTCAAAATGCAGTTAACGCTGCATCTGTACCTTGGTCTGGAGTTCAGAATAAACCAAACCTAGCAACTATAGATACAGAGCAAACTATCTCTGCCGCTAAAACATTTAATTCATCTGTAAATATTACAAGTGAGCTAAATGCTGATTCTGCAACTTTAGGTAATCTTATAGTTAATGGCACATCTAAATTCTTAAATACTATAAACGGGAATCTTAAAGGAGATGTAGATGGTAACGCAAAGACTGCAACCAGCGCTATTACAGCCACAACTGCAAATAAAGTTGCTAAATCTCTTAAATGAGGATCTAAATCATACGATGGGTCTAGCGAACAAACTGTTACTGCTGCTGATTTGGGATTAAGTGGAGCTATGCATTTCTTAGGTGTTACAACATCAAATGTAAATGAAGGAAGCACACTAACATCTATTGTTGTAGACGGTAAAAGTGTTACGCCATCTAAAGGAGATGTTGTATTATATTCTCATTCTGAGTATATATGAACTGGCAGCAAATGAGAGGAATTAGGTTCTGAGCAATCGTTTGCTTTAAAATCTGTTCAAATAGTTGCTGGAAGCGGATTATCTGGTGGTGGTACTCTAGAAAACACTAGAACTATATCTCATGGTGACACATCATCACAAGCAAGTGTTACAACTGGCGGTAGAACATATATTAATAAAATAGTACTTGACGACTTTGGACATGTGACATCTTTAAGTACTGGTACAGAATCTGACCAGGTTGATATTAGCGGAAATGCGGGGTCTGCGAATAAGTTAAACACCAACGCTGGTTCTAATACACAACCAGTATATTTTAAAGATGGTATACCTGTTGCTGTTACAGGGACTATTAATGGAACTACATCTAATTCTAACTATTTAAATTGTTTAGACACAAGAAAAGCAAATGATGCTCCTTATACTCAGAAAAAACAATTGAGATATGAGTTAAAAGAATCGTCTGTGGTAGGAATTAGTGAAGGAATTTATGTTGGGTTATTAAGTCTCTGCCCATGAATTGATACAGCTGGAGGTTATCATTATCAATTAGCTTTTGGAGATAATAATATTTATTATCGTAAAGGTAAAGACTCTTGAAGTACATGATCTCAATTTGCATCTAAATCTGATATTCCAACTAAATTATCTCAACTTACAGATGATTTAGGAGATTCTCCCGCTCATACACATAAACAGTATGCTTTAAAAGCCGGAGATACTATTACAGGCAAGTATAAATTTACAGCAGGATTAGAGTCTGATTCAATAACTACTGAAGATTTGATTGTAAATGGTTCAGCAAGATTTGTATCTGGATTAACAAGTAATGCTAATATTACAGCTACTACATTTACTGGAGCTTTAAAAGGTAACGCAGATACAGCTACTAATGCACAAAATTCAGCTAAAGCAGATTTAGCTACTAAAGCAGATACTGTTACAACAGTAGCGGCTTCAGCAGATTCTAATCGCCCAGTATTTTTTGCATACGCTGGAGATAATTCAAAAATATGCTATAATACTAATTTCCAATATAATCCAAGCACTAAAAATTTACTTGTATCTAATATTAATGGTGGTACACCTATTACCAGTGCTAACATATCCAGCCAAAGTGTGGCATCTGCAAAAACAGCGGAGTCTGCTACTACAGCAGGTCAGATAGCATCACATACTTTATGAGGACAAACTTTTAATGGCACTCAAGATATTAATGGTAATATTATTTTTAATTATGGTTGTGAAATAAAAGGAGTAAAAGTTATCGATGGGACATTTGGCAATACCACGCATCATGTTTTATATCTTGGATATTCAGGAAATAATAAAGTTGAATGACATGAATTTGGGGGCATTTGAAAATTTATTAAAACAACAAATGAAGAAAATACTGAACAAGTATTATTAGGAAATACTAATTATTTCTTAAATAATGTAGGTATAGGTAATCAATCTCCTGCATATAAACTTGATGTTACAGGAACTGCTCGTATTACTGGAGATGTTGTTATGTCTTCAAATCTTAATGTTGCAGCTACAACTACTTCGCAAAATGTTACAGCTATAAATCAAGTAAAAGGTAAAACTATTAATATTGATTCTGGATGTACTTTACAATATGATTCTACAGAGCAATGTGTTAAGTTTGTATTTGCTTAGATTTTTTTGTATATTTGCCTTAATTTAAGGCGTTTTAAATCTAGATTAGGTTTATCGCCTAGTCTAGATTTTTTTATTTTAAAATATATAAAATATGAGTTTAAAAGTTTGATTACCTTTAAATGGAAATACTAATAATTATGGTACTTTACATCAACTAGATTCTATTAAAGTTTGTAAAGAGCCAAAATATAATACAGATATAGGGGGGGGGTATAGAGTTTACTGGAAACACTAATAACTTATTATTATTTCCCGAAAAAGAGCTTTATTTAGCATATACTGATAATTTTACAATATCTGGATGATTTTATAATACTAATTTAAATACTGAAGGTTCTTCACGAGATTATTCGTTTACGATTGGAAGAGTTGATGTAGGAGAGGGCGGAATAGGCGCTAGATTTAGCAATAAACAATTTTTAGTATATTATAATAAAATAGTATTTGCAATTCCAACAGAATACGAAGAGTGAAATAATTTTACTTTTACAAAACATGGAACAACTGGATATTATTATAAAAACGGAATTTTAATTGGAACAAAGACACTAAATTCTGATCCTGCTTGATCCGCAGGAAATCAAGGTTATTGTGGCTTAGGTCTTGGATGTTTTTATTATGGGGCGTATACTGCAATGTATCCATGAAAAGGTAAAATTAAAGACTTTCGTATCTATGACGAAGTGCTATCAGAGCAACAAATAAAAGATTTATCTAGGGGCTTATTTGTGCATTATAAGTTAAATCAGCCAGAGAGAAGTGAAAATATATGTCTAAAGAATACTTTAGATGAAATAACTGCAACAAACGAATTTTTACGAATTTTAAGTAATGGGGATTATAAGGATTTAGGTGTGGGTGACTATACGTTTTCGTGTTACATGAAAGTTGCAAAAGGGGAGCCAATGCCTAATATATACTACACAGACGGCCGTTATGATTCTAAATATAAATATTCTATACCCGAAATATATACAGACGATATTAAATCTGGAAAACTATCTACAGAATATAAAAAAGTAATAGCCAGATTGCAATTTGAAAACAATATTGAAAATTGCAATATAATGCCGAATGTATCAATATATTATACTTACGGTTCTGGGCAAATACCTTCTATAAAATATGTAAAACTCGAAAAAGGCTGAAACCCAAATCCACAATGAACACCATCTTCAAAAGACTCTATTACATGAGATAATACTGAATATGATGGTTCTGGTTTTTGTAATCACGGGCAATTAATAGGTTCTGTAACAACAGATTTCACAACTCCAAGATATGATTTAGCTTATAGTTTTAATAACTCTGGATATATTAAAAACGATAATTTTAATTGTACTGTAGATAAATGTACTATTAGCTTTTGAATTAAACCAAAATCTACTTTAAGCTCTGAATATCAGTTTACTTTAGGTACGTTTTCAGAATGAACTGAGAATGGGAATGGGAATGGGATTGGGATCTGAACAGATAGGGGTAAAGAGTCAACACCTTATATAAGACATCAATTTCAAGTAAATGGAACTAGTCAAGCGCTTCAAATTAATTTTACATGATATGTTGATACTTGACAAATGATTACATTTGTTTCTGATTGTAAAAAATGTTATATTTATAGAAATGCGGAATTAATAAAATCTTATGATATGATTTACGATTCAATTATAAATCCAACACTATATTTAGGTAATGGTAGATTTGGAAATATAAATAAACAAAATTCAGATAATTCTATGTCTGATTTTAGATTTTATACATCAGCTTTATCTGCTGATGATATTAAAGAAATTTATAATTATAGAAAATAATGGCTTTACAAATTTGATTGCCTTTAGATAATACTATTAAAAATCAAGGAATATTTACAGAGGTTCCAGAAAGTTCTAACATTAATATAAAAAGTATTAATGGTGTTCCAATGACTTATTTTAATAATTCTTATATAAAGTTTAGTACTGGAGGATATTTTAATAAAGAATTTTCATTTTCATTTTGAATATATGTAGATAGTTTAGATACATATTCATTATGAAATTGAAGAGATACAGCTGGAGGCAGTATAGCAGTATTTATAATAGATGAACAGTTTAGATTAGATGATGGAAATCAACATGAATTTTCATATATAATTCCAACAAAAACTTTATTACATGTAGCTCTTACAAGAGATGCAAGTTACTGTAAGTTATATGTTAACGGAGAATTAAAGCAAAGTATTGCATCTACTGATTTTACTTTACCGACAAATAAAATTGCAAGTATTGGATGCAGTAGTACAAAATCCAATTTTGGATTGAATTATTTATCTGGTTATTTACGAGATTACAGAGTATATAATCATTGTTTATCAGCTTCTGAAGTAGTGGAGTTATCTAAAGGATTATATTATCATTATCCTTTAAATCAACCAGAGAAAGATACCACATCTGAATTAAGCCGAAAAGGATATGATGAAATAGAATATGATGTATCTGGAAGTATAAATAATATCTCACTCATAAGTGGTTTGATTCCAGAATGATCGTCAGATACCCCAAAGTACCTCGGGTGTTATAATTATAACACAGCAGGCAATATAATTAGTACCACTAATCACATTAAACCAACTCGTAATGTATCTATATCAGCATGAGTTAAAGCAACGTCAATAGAGTCTGTAACAGAACCTAGTGTAGATGTAGATGGAATTAATATATATGTAAATAATGCAGGAGTAATTCATCTAGTAGGTACATTTGGAGATTTAAATAGTTCTGTATCTTGTATAAATACTTGATGTTATGTAGTTGGAACATATGATGGAACAACTGTTAAATTATATGTAAATGGAGAATTAAAAGCATCTAAAGCATATACCGCGGATTTACAATATACTAAAGGTGCTGCAATATCATCAGATTCTAAATCTGGAATTTCATGTAAAGCAAGTGATTTTAGAGTATATTTATCTGCTTTAACTGAATCAAAAATTAAAGATATGTATTCTGTTTCAACTAAAGTAAGTTCTAACAGTATGTTGTTAACTAATGAGATTGTAGAGTAATGTTGCATATAGAAAAACGTGGTTTGGTTTTATCTGAATTATTCACAGAGTCGCAATTATCATTATACGATCAAACTATATACATTGAATCTGATAATTCTAAATGAATTAAAATATTCCATCATAATAATCCATCTAATGGATTGTTTTCACAAAATGACACATTTGATACCGGAGTGTATAAAGATTCCGATAGGTGATTTTGCGTTAGTATTTGTAATTATTTAAGTTCATGAGAATTTTTAATAGAACAAAAAGCAGATAAAGATTCTAATGTTGAGAAATACAGATTTATACAAAATATAAATCCATATTTAGCAACATATGAAGATACCGTTCCAAGTAAAATAACCAAAGTAAATACTGGGTATACGGAATATCGTTTAGGAGGTATGTATGCTAAAGGCGGAGAAGCAGAACTTATATTAAATAACAATGTTAAAGGAAATTGATTTGGTGCTACTGGTAGTTGAACAGAATATTTAGGCGGAATACCGTATGTAAATAAAGCCATTACAACTGGATACGCAGATTTATATATTAGAATAGATAATACTTTAAATAATTCAAATATAGATGAATTTAAAGTATTTGATAACGCTTTATGAACTAAAGAATTAATTGAAATATAATGGCTATATTAAAGAATTTAATAGTAAATGGAGTTACTAGATTATTAGGTGATGTATACGCCTCTAAATTTATTGGCGATCTTGAAGGCAATGCTAAAACAGCAAATTCGGCAGCAGAGGCATCTAAAGCAACTAATGATGGATCTGGTAATAATATTGTTTCTACATACTTAAAATTAAGCGGAGGAACTTTAACCGGAAATTTAAATATTGCTAAAAATAAATACATTTTATATGACACAAACGAACCAACCAATTCTCATAACAATTATATATCTGGAGGTGGAGATTCTTCTATAACTCTAAATTCAACAGGGAAAGGTAATATACATATTAATACTTGATATTCATTAAGTATTGGAACTACTTTTAATGCTGAAAAAACAACGTCGTATTTTGATGCTAGAACAGGAAATTGATATGCAAATTCATTTAATGGGAATCTAAATGGTAATTTGTCTGGAAATGTACAGGGAAATATTACTGGAGATTTAAATGGGAAAATAAATGCTGGTAGGACTTCCGTCTCTTGAATTGGAGGTAAGACTAATGCGGCTATAGTGTATGATTCATTAAAAGGGTACGGAGGGTCTTATGAAGCATTTTATGCAATGGGTGATAAAGATGGGAATGTTGTATCATTTGGACAAATTGATAATAGAATTGGATTTGGATTATATTTAAAAGACACTACAGAAAATAGACAGGATGCTTCATTTTATATGAACACTACAACCGGAGATTGAATGCTTACTAATAAATTGCATGCAGACGGAGGCTTTGAAGGAAATCTGGATTGAAAATATATAACAAATAAACCAAGTATATTAACACAAAACGACATAAAAACATTTTGTCTTCCTCTAGATGGGAGTAAAGAAATGACTGGTAATATTGTATTTAGTAAACCGTCTGGAGCTGGAGTAAAAAGAGGATTTACTTTTAATGGTGTAACAGATTCTGCTTCAATGTATTATGTTGAACCAAATTTTAAAGATGACGGGAGACTTAGATTACACATTTCAGACAATGATAGTGACCCAATAGAATTTGCATGAACCTTATACAGAGATTCAGGTACATTAACAGATCAAATATGCCATAAGTTTACATCTAGTGAATATATGATTAGCGCGCCATCTGATATTACTACTTGTGGAATATATCCAAATGAATCTAAAACTTCATATTTAGGTAAATCTTCTAATCCGTTTACAGATTTATATGCGACAAATATTCATGGCTCTATTGATTGGACTAATGTAAAAAATAAACCAGTATATAATACTTACGATTCAGGGCTATATAAAATAACTGTAGATGGTTCCGGGAATATTTCAAAAGCCGTAGCTATACAAAGCTCTGATTTTACTAGTTATGGATTAGCTAGTAGCGATACTGTATTTTCAGCATTATGTGCAGATGATGGAACGTTACATTCTGCTAGCGAATCTTATAATGGAATTATAATATTTGGCGGAGCTGGAATATCTACAGAATATGCAGCTCATTCATCTGGTATAAACGGAATTAAAATTAATAATAGTGGAGTAACATCAATAAATGGAAAAACAGGAAATGTAACTTTAACAATTCCAGATAAATACACGCTTACTTTAACTGATATCGCTAATGTATGAAAAAATAATATACTTAGCATAGATAAAGGAGGATTAATATTAGGCAATTCTGAAATTAGTTCAGATTATTTAACTATAAACAACAATAATTTTTCGTATGGTGCAGCAGTTGATGAAGAAATATCTTGTTTGTATATTAATGATTCTATAAATAGTTTAGGAAGTATATATGGATTTACTGCAAGCCAAGATATATTGAAATTGCATAGTGAAGTATCAAATTCTGATTTAACGTTGTTAGATGCAAATGGAGATATTACTTTAACTAACGGTTCATTTAAATCGAGTGGTGGTTTTTACCAAAGTTCTGATCTAAAACTTAAGCATTTTATAGATGATATTGATGTTGATTTTGAGCAACTTTCAACAATTCCAAAAGTATATTATTCGTATAGAGATGATAAAACGGACACAAGGCATATAGGAACCTTTGCACAATACGTATTAAAAATATATCCGGAAATAGTATCAAAGGGAGAAGACGGATATTATAGTGTAGATTATTCTAAATTGTCTATAATAGCTTTAGCTGCAATAGATAAATTATACACAATGATTAGCGCTTTAAAAAATGGATAGATATATTTTGGTTAATGTATACGATACTTCTTGAACAATGAAGGGGTCCGGAAGTGTTACGATTACTCTTATTTCAGGAGTCGGATACTCTACAGGAACTGTTGCATGAACGGGAAACGCAAACGAAAAAATAAAAGTTGGGAATAATGATATATATCCAACAAAAGTATCCATTTCAGTTAAAAGAGATGGATACTTATCTCCAGCAAATACATATACTTTATCATATGATTCTTCCGGAATTGCAACGATTTCGTATCTTCAAAGTAAATCTGGCGGATTGTCAGACACAACAGGTAGAAATAAATATTACATTAAAACAACTGGAGGTCCAACATCTATTCTATCTACAATTGTATATTATAAAGATGTTTCAAGCACGGATGAAAGTTGAATAACATTAAATAACCCACTATCAAGTTCTAATGGAATTACTATTTTAACAACAATCTCTGCAATAAAAGTAGATATTGTTATAACAGACACATCTGGAAACAAATATTATGGTAGTTCTAGAACGAGTTATGGGTCAACATCTGGAACAACAATAACAATAGCCTTAACTACATCTAAACAATACTATGTAGATATATACACATATTATGATAATAACGGAACAATAACAGAATTAACCGGATGTAGTGGCGCAGTAGAAACTAATGTCGGAACAATAGAATTTAGTAAATCCGATAATTATCTTATGTGTAATTTCCCTGCGGTAAGGCAAATGAGTAGCTCGCTTTACATGGCGGTAGTTCCAAATAATATTACAATTGTAAAATCTGGATATAATAACTTCGAATATACATTTAAAGATGGCGATTTTAATGATTTTGGTAGATTTACAAAAAAAATTGTCTTATACCTTAAACAGTATGAAGTTTATGGATATGTAATAGATTATATATCACATAATGGCGTTTCAAATAAAACAATTAGAATAACAAATCAATCTGGATATGTAGATGCAATAACTGATAGTAATGGATATTGAAGATATTGTAATACATCTCTACCTAAACTTGCAGCTCCAATAGCTAATCAAAATATTTATTTTAATTATAAATTAGGAACTTATTCTGAAGATTGTCCAAGATATGACTTTATATATGATAGTGCCAACAAGTTTAACAATGATATTAATAATAGTAATTTTATATTACCAAAAATTGTTATCGGAAATCAAATTGATAGAAAAATATTAATTGGAAATAGCTATAACTCATGATATTGTCCAAGCAAAAAAAATATTAATAATTTAATTGGTTTTCAATTTAGCGAAATTTCAGATAAGCTACCAACAAAATCTGAATTTACAACACAAATAAAAAATATTATTTTAAATGGTGCATTCTCAACTTCTATAGCTGTAGGAGAATATGTTTATGCTTCTTATGGAGATATAACTACAATTAATGACAGCGGAGATGCATTTTTTATGTGTCTTGGTAAAATAGTTTCAGTATCCTCCTCTAAAATAGAAGTAGATGCCACAACATATGGAGATGTTACTAGTTATTCTGATTTGATTGAAATAGATGAAGTTTATTTGTTTTCAAATCAAGAAACAATAAGTGATCTAAAAGATGGTATTCAATTAATATGAGAGGGATGTGATATTGGAACTATAACAGATAAAGGTTCATATTCTTATACTATAGATAGAATAAAAGCAATAATTGAGAACGCCAAACAAGGCAAAGGTATAGAAATAAATATTAATTAATTTAATAACTCTTTGTAACCCAATAAGTTACAAGGAGTTATTTTTGTTTTTAGAAAGTTGTTAAGTTTGAAGCAATACATAAGTATATTTGTTCTGCGATCGCAAAATATAGATTTTTAATTTAAAATTTTATTACTATGGCAGAAGATTCAAAAACTTATGTGTTTGGACAAGATAATAGTATATTATCTAGTTTAATTCCGCTTTTCCAAAAACAAGGCGTAGATCCTGGTATTTTAGCTCTTATGAAAGATAGAGATGGTTTTGGTGGAGAAGGAGGATGGTTTATATGAGTTATCTTTCTCTTTTTTCTTATGGGATGAGGAGGTAATGGATATGGTTTCGGAGGACGCGGAAACGGCTTCCTTGGAAATGAAATTAATAATGATTATGGCCGTACTATGTTATTGCAGGCAATTAATGGGAATGGGACAGCAATCTCTCAGTTAGCAACTACTCTTAATTGTGATGTTAATGCTATTCAGGGGGCTATCAATGCTGTGCAATCTAGTGTACAAGGTGTTGGTAATCAGGTTGGCATGTCTGGCATGCAGGTTATTAATGCTATTCAGAGCGGTAATCAAACACTTGCCGCACAACTAGCTCAGTGTTGCTGTGATAATAAACAGCTTACAATTACTCAGGGATACGAATCTCAGATTAGGACTCTTGAACAAACTAACCAGCTTGGTTCTAAAATTGATGGTAACACATCAGCGATTACTAGAGCTATTGCAGATCAAACCGCATTGATGGATCAACAGTTCTGTGCAATTAAAGAGAGGGAACTTCAAAGTAAAATTGATAGTTTAACTGCGATGAACACATCACTTCAGAACACTATTTCTAATGCTAATCAAACATCTCAGATTCAAGCATATATAGCTAGCGTTGTTAATCCTCTAGCATCAGATGTTGCAGCTATTAAGGCAGCTCAGCCTTCTACAGTTGCCGTACAGTGGCCTAATATTACAGCGGTACCTAATTACCTTATGAACGGGTATTATGGCGCAACAAGTATTTGGTCATAATAATTTAATTATATGGCTATAACAAGATTAAACTTTGTAAATCAAAGAGGAATTCCTACACTAGAAACTGTTGGAAACACTTTAACTACGACTGGATCTACATATTCTTTTAATAGACACCCTTCGTTTAATTTATTCTTTCAAGGAATATTTATAGTTAAA